ATCTATGTAAATCCGCTAACTGACACCACGATAAATGTCTATCCTCGTCCCACCCTGAAAGAGCAATGTGTTTCTCAAGGAAATATCTCGCCCGTTTATAATCACCAAAGGAGAACAATACCCGTCCGAGGTAGGCGATAGTTCTGGGATCGGTCTTGTCTTTATCTTGGTTGTATTCGTCAAGTAAGAACTTAATATTTCGTTTCTGGGACTCAAGTATTTCCTCCTCACTCTTAATATTGTGCCTGACAAGAAGCCTGTCGTCCATCTCCCACCTATGCCCTATTGTGGATACAGGGATAATATTTTCGTGTATCTTCTTGTTCCACCTCAAGTTAGGGGTATTCTTGACTAATCTTTCTTTCCAATGAGCCGCACAGCAATTACCATCATTATCAAAGCCGTAGTGGTAGAATCCAAAGACTATGTTAAGTTTTTCGGCATCTGCTTTTTTAGCCACATCTCTGATAGTCTCTGGGTGTTCTATAACATCATCAGCGTCAATCGTGAAGTAATAATCAGTCTTGCATTTATCAGCGAGCCAATTTCTTTTGTGAGCAAAGTCGTTAATCCACTCATACTTAAAGAACTTGATATTCTTATTGTCTTTGTAATCCTCGGAGCAATCGTCAAATACTTTCTGGTCATCTATGGCAAAATGTAACTCATCAAAATAATCTACATAATCGTGGATAAGCCTGTCAATATCGTTAATCTCATCTTTGCAAATCACTGATAAAGTTACTGTCATATCCTCTCCATTATCATAAATTGAGGGAACGCTTTGGCAAATCCCCTTAAGTCTTTCTGATTTTCAAAGAGCTTCACGCCCATAGACGCTTTACAGAACTTCTCTAAGTCCTGTAATAATTTCTGCGGCATACTTATACCAAGACGCATTGTGTTTGTAGTGTTGGAAGCAAACTCATTTCTGTTCATTTTCTGTCGGGCTTTGTTCTGAACTATTACCGCCCAGCAATGTTCAAGGTTCTTGCCTATCTCTGGATGGTCGCAACAGGGTTCGCCATAGAACGGAAGTCCGCAGTTATTACAATAAACACTCTGGTCAGTAAGCCAATGGTTTATAAACTCACGTATCTGTTTATACTTACCCTTCTCTAACGCCCTGTGACCGCTGAATGTAGTATTTAGTTTGCTCATAAAATTTATGTGGGATGTTTATGGGACACCCCACGAACCCGTCAGCCTACGAGTTTATAGATGCTCGTCTGCCCAAACGCCTGCGTTGTAGTGAGCGTTCTCAAGTGTCAACTCGGTAATTATGTTTCCACCAGAGTAATCTGCACCAGTTCCGTCTTCCTCTTTGGTAAACGGTTTGCGAAGATAAGCAATTTTGAACATATCCTCGTTAATCGCAATTAACCCGTGGTTAGTATCTGTTCCAGATATAGAAACATACCTGTGAGCAAATAACTTAACCATCTTCGCTGCGTCAGCCTCGTAAACATCAACCGCATTGACTAAACGCCTGTCGTCTGCATTGATATTCTTGGTTGAACCGGCTGTGAATCCAGAGATTTTCCTTTTCATATACATATCGCAGTATATGGCGTTTACTTCAGTTGAGGTGTTATCCCAAACCAACTGTAAGTAATCGTTAAGGGCTGTCTCTGTTAATGAAACACCAGACTGAGCGGTGATTAAGGAAAGTGAAGCCTTAATGCCTCTCAACTGTCTTGCACCTGAACCAGAACCAGATACCATTGACCCACGAACCAGTGCATATTCCATATCATTTTTGATAAGGGCTAATGCTTTGGTTTTTTCGTAGTTGTATCTGTCCTCAAACCCAGCTTCGTCAACACTTCTCTCGGTGTCAGAAACCTTATACCCTTGTTTGAATATCTGGGTATAGTTGCTCAGACGGGAAGGATTGGTGAGATTATGATAAGTAATCGCCTGTCCTTCAAGCTGTGCGTTGGTTTTGACTGCGTTGAGTGTATCAACGAGCCATTCGTGCCTAATAGACTTGCAGGTGGAAGTTCCAAGACCTGTTACTAACTGTGTCTGTTTCGGTGAAAGGTTAGTTAACAAATCTAGTAAATCTTCCCGAACTGCTCCGCCTACGTTGTCGTAAACGTTTCCGTATCCTAATGCCATTTCTATTTCTCCATAGCGTCCCGCTTTGCTTTAGCCATTGCAGCTAACGCAGCCTGAACGTCTTTGATTGAACCTGATTGTTTTGCTTTTTCTATGGCTTTACGGTATTCAGGGACTGCCTGAACATTTTGCCTCGCACCGCTCTCAACCAATGTCTGCTTCTGTAAGTGTTTCACTTCTGCTTTGAGTTTCTGCTCTTTCATCTGGTTTACTCCCATTTGACTGCGTGAAACTCTTGCATAAGCAATGTCAGCGGCAGCCATTAGTCCCTCTGGGTCATTGGCAAATCTTGGGTCGTTCATAAGAACGTTGATTTGCTGTGCCATAGGGCTTTGGTTGTTAAAACCCAAAATCTGACCGTTCTGGTTTCTAACAAAAACTTCTGGATAAGTAGACGCTACATAGTTGAACGATTGTTGTTTGCGGAATTCTGCTTCTTTTTTAGTTTCTACCGCTTTTATCTTTTGTTCAAACTCGTTGGTCAACTGCTCCCTGAGAAGTGTTGCCTTTTGTTCTTCAACCCACGGTCTGTGTTCTGGGCTTTGCTGTGCAAATGCCTCAAGTTCCGCAACTGTGTATTTCCTTTGCGGAGCCTGACCGTATTGCTGGACACTGCTCTTGACCGCTTCCTCAATTAGAGTAGGCAGTTTATCAACAGTTTCCTCATACTTCCGTTTCCACTCAAACGTCCTGTTTTTATACGGGACTCCAAATTCATCAACCGCCTCATACGACTGCTGACCCGCAGGTTGGGATTGAGGTGTTTCTGTCTCTGGTTGAGTGGCTTGTGCCTGTTCGGTCGCCTCAGGCTGATTTACGACCTCTTGTGTTTCCTCTACTGGGGCTGATTCAGTAGGATTTACAGCCTCTTTTGTTTCTTCCATTGGTTTTGTCCTCTACCGATAACGCTCGGTTTGCGTCTTAGAGACAACCCTAAAATCTATTTGTATCTCTCTGCTAAATAATTTATTCTGTTAGTCCAACCCTGTTCGTATTTCCCATACTTTTCTGGGGCTGAAGTAACTAACTCGGTGTAATGATTTAATCGGGAATTTAATATATTAAAAGCTAATGTATCTTCCCCGTTTTCTTGAATATACTGGTTTACTGCTGCTATGGTTTTCTTCCCAATCTTTCCGTCTGCCTTTGCACCGACTATCTCCTGCAACTTTTTAATAGCAGTTCCAGAGCCAGCATTAACTCCCCAATCAAACATTAACCCTTGAATTTTCTCTGTTGGTAATTGGTCAATTCTGGGTTTTTTATAAAACTCATTTTCATAAACAGACCTTACCTCACCATATTTTAAGTCTTTGACACTTTTCTTTGGTAACCCCAAACTTGGTGCTACGGAGTCGTAAGTCTTTTGAGTAACCCCATAATTAGTTAAACCACCTGTGTCAGTAGTAACTCCACCCTCAAGTTTTAATGTAGTATTTAACATCTGGTCAAAGGTCATATTATTCCCCGTCGTAATCTTTGTTAATAGTAGTATCAGGATGCTGCAACTTATGAAGCTCTTTCTGAGCGTTTTCCAAGTCAAGCCTATAACTCTCCTTTAGGTTGAGTAAGTGCATATACGCCATCTTAGTTACCCTTAGTTCCCTTAACTTATTGTCGCCCTCTGGTAGATTCTGCCAGTTGTCGTCTATAATCTTCTTATTGTTTTCTAAATCCCTCGTAATGACTTCCCAAGCTGGGCATTGTTCCAAGTGTTCTAAAACTTTTTGGCACTCATCTATTCGTTGTGTGTATTGGTCTTGTATATCTGGTGCGTAGTTCTTTAACACTGGTGCTTTCTTTCTTGGTCTTGCCATTATTCTTTAGCCCCCCTTAGGTGATTTAGGTTCTTTAGGTTCGTCTAACGAATTGACTATGTCTGCTAAGTTCTTATATCCCTCGGTTTTTATCTTGCCCTGTTCAATGCGTTTCTCTTGGACTATTGCCTCGGACTTCAACGCCCTGCCCTCAATATCAGGTTGTATCTTACGGCTCTGGAGTATCTGGGCTATCTCTGCGTCAGTTAAGTCTTTAGGTTTAATGCGAATATCCTGTGTTTGAGGCATTTGCTGTTGCTGTTGCATTTGCTGTGCTATCATCTCTGGAGGCATAACAAGTTCTTCCCAGTTCGGTATATCCATTTCCTGTAAAGCCATCTTATAACCGTTGGCTATGTTAATAGGACTTATAACCCCTGTTTGTAAAGCAACTGGGTTAGACTGCATTTGAATAATCATTTGGGTCTTTTGTAGCCTGACTTGGGGATTAGTGTTCTGGTCATTTCCACGGATAGAGATTTTATATTTACCTTGTGTTTCCTCTTTGGTCATTTTAATCGGTTCATACCCATTCCTGCCAAAATAAGCGAACTCGTATTCCTCGTCGCCATACTGACACCATAGTTCCCAAACCCAGTTGAATAATTCCTCAAATGCCATACGGAACAAATCAGCGTCAAGAGCAAACATATTCTGCATACCCTGAGACTGCATCTGGACTTCGCCTAAAGTTCTCGGCTGTCGTCTGTTAATCATAGACTGGAGTGTATAATCAGGCTGACCTAATAATTCCTGAACCTTGGTCTCTAATAACATCTGCTCGTCTTTGTAAGAGAACTCTACGTTAGGATTGTTGTTGTTTATAGGCTGGATTAAATCATTAAGCGGTTGCATACCCTGTGCAGCGATCCCCTGACCCCAAGCAAACTGGATAGTGTTTTTGTTTATCATACCAGCTCTATAAATATACATAGGGGCGTTTCTCATCGTCTGGGAGTCAAGTTTCATATTGTGCTGCATATCTATTTCCTTGACTATATCCTCTATGATTTCTGGGATGCCCCTATGAGAGAACCATCTATCGTCAGTAAGTTCGTAGAATAGTTTTACAAACGGGTATCTGCCAGAATAGAAAGGAAGTGCTATCTTTCTTAAAACCATATCAAAATCTGGGGCGATAGTAATAACACACTTCTCATCTACCCCGTCATCGTTAATATCATACCATCCGTAATATTCCCATATCTTGACTTTGTTGGTTTTCTCTAAGATTGAAATGCCTTCACGGGTGTCCTTATCGTCATCTATATCTTTGTCCCTGCTTGACCCGCCCATTGAAACCACGGTCTTTTTCTGTTGTGCTTCCACGTTCTCAATTATGTCGCCTATGTTCCAACCCTTTACCTTGGCGTTAATTCTTAAAGCCTCTAAGGGCAAATCAAACTCGTGGATAATCCAAGAGCAAGAGTCTGGGTGATAGCCTGAGTCAGTAGGGACGTAAACTCTCTCTGGCTCGGCTAAGGCTATATCCGGATAATTACAAATCACATCTTGGAATTCTATGTCTATTTTCTTATCGCCTTTGTTCAATGAAGCGATTATTTTATCTAACGCTTCATCATTTTCTTTAGCTACTAATGGCGACATATCAACGTCATACTTCTGGGCTATGGCTTGTTTGATTGCCTCTGGTGGAGTATTCACGTCAAAGATAAACATAGCTTCCTCTACAGACAAGTCTTCTATATTTAACTTCTCAACCCGTGTGATAATGTTGGTATTCCAGTAAGGCTTGAATAGATAGAAACCCTTTTCACAGGCTTGGTCTATGCCGATTATGGACTTGGGTTTAATTTTAACCTTGTCCATAAGAAGATGGTCTAAGAACTTCTCAATCTTTAAGGCTGACTCCCAGTTACCTGACGGAGTGGGGACTACTTGGACTATGGGACGAATACCAAATATGACATTGACTAACGCCGCTTTGACTTTACGGATGTTAGTTTCAATGGTGGGCATACGAAGATTAGCACAGCCCACAAAAGGAAAGGTCTTGTCTTTTTTGATACGATACCGCATACGGGAGAATTTTGCTTGGTTGGACTCCCATTTTTCGGTTAAGTTTATGGCATCCTCAACGAGACCCGTAATTGATTCAACCAATGCGTTCTTAGTTTTCTTTTCTTTTGCCACGTTTACTCCATTCCATAATTTGAGTGATGCTTTTGTTCTATGATATATTCGTTATCCTCAACCTTGTTCTCAAAGGCTGGGGTTAAGACCTGTTCTGCGTAAGCCATTGTATCTACGACATCATCCCAGCGGGACGAGCCGATAGTCAGTAACTCGTCCCTTGCCTCTATGTGGTCAGGGTGGATAAAATACTTACCCTGCTCAAATAGCGGTTGTAGAGCGGCGGTGACCCGTGCTTTCTTGCCACGGATACTTATTGACGTTCCCGTCTGCGTAAAAGCGTTTTTAAGCTCTACAACTGGTGGATAGACTTTCTTTTCATCGCATTTCTTTAAGAAGGAGTCAAAAAATGATTTCTCTACTCCGCTGTTTGGAATACCTATGGCTGTGACTGTGTTTCGGTTTTGTAGCCACAAATTGACTATGGCGTCCATAAACTCGCCCATAGGCATATGAGAGCGGATATAAGAAGCGAGATAACGGTTCATCTGTTGGTCTATTGCGATGTGAGAGACGACTTTGAAGTCAGCTTTCTCATCATCCGAATACGCTGGGTCAACCGCTAAAACGCTTGAATAAGTCTGTGGAAACTCTTTCCAGTATCTAATCTGACTTTCCTTGATAGGGGCGGTCTCATCAGATACGGGGTCGTTCATATACTCTGAGGCAAAAGCCCAAGAGCCTATCTCTTTCTTTCTCTGTTGTAACTTCTCGTGAGTCCAAAGCTCCTTCCAGAGTTCATTTCCTGCTTCCTGCCTGCCATCTATGTAAGCTTGGTATTTTTTCTTTACCCAGCCGTTATCTACTGCCAGAAGGTCGGACAGCACGGAGAGGGGATGTATAATCGTGCCTATAATAATGAATTGACCCTCTGGCATCAAAGTATTAAGACAGTCTTTGAATATCCAGTCTTTTAACTTTTTACGCTGTTCTTCGCTTTCAACGCTTTCATTGGTCTCCAAGTCATCACAAATGAGGACATCGGGTCTAAAACCTCTTATCTGACCACCTGCACCCCTTGCTCGGATATTGACTCTTTTGTCGTTTTTTAAGATAATGTGGTTTTCTGTCCACTTATCTGACTTCAAATCCCCAAAAAAGGCTAAAATCTTACGGTTTGTCTCTAATTCACGCTTAATCTTACGTAACCACTCA